TAATTATAGGATAATTAAATGGGATTAGTATAGATTGGAGGTTCCCTAGATGGCACTAGAACAAACAACCGCTCTTGTGGAGCATCCTCGAACATATCGGCAGCTAGCTACTTACGTATGCGCGCTGCAAAATACTATCCCGCAAAGACAAGTCAGTACCAGTGGAGAATCTGGCTGGACTGGTTATGTCGATCCTTCAGTAGTACTCGGGACCGGATTCGCTAAGACTCCCGAGCAGTTAATCGAAGCCCCGCCTGATGGCTTAGTAGTTCCCCTCTCTTACGTGGAAGGCTTCCCAACTATAGACGGTATTCCCTTTTGGGAGCGTCTGGATGGGGAGCCTATCCCATTCTACAACGGTTTCAAGACCTACCGGGATATGCCATATAAATTAGTAGCTTCGTCAGAGAAAGGCAAGATCCCTCTGGTACAAGGGAGATCTGTTCGAGAGGTAGCGATGCGAGTTGGAGAAAATGTAGATGTTGTACATTCTCTGTCTTTGTGCTACCACTGGAAGGCAAGATGCGAGGCTTACGATGCGTTTTACCAACTTAGTGTAGAGCTTACTCGTACCCAGCTAGCTCTACAAATGGAGCACATGCACCAAAAGACCGCACGTGAGCTATTTGAGATGTGTGCTGAGTACATGCAGAACAACAAAGAGAAGCTTACTCCCACCACTGCACTCAAATGGCTAGACTTCTCTACCCAACTAGAACGTATCAGCTTAGGACTACCACCGGACAAGCCTAGCGGTGATGCTCCTTCTTCTACTGGTACGACAGTCCATGTAAACACGATGAACGTACAAAACAACAACACTCCTGTTACTGTGAAGGACTCAAAGGAGCGGATTACAAACATCCTTTCCATCCTACACGAAGCCGGTGCAATTGATGATGTAGTTGATGTGGACGTAACCGACGCCACCGAACAGGAGGACTGCGACGATGGCGTATAATTCTTTGATAGATATTGAAGATTATACCGATATTCACGGAAATCCTATAGATATTGAGTCAGAACTACGGGATCCGAAGGTTTTACCTTTTAGAATTGATGATATCCCGCTGGATTACCTAAAACACCTAGAAAAAGCGACTACACCGAAGCTTACGAAGTATATCCCTCACTACCCTACGCCTAAACAGGCCGCTTTTCTATTGCTGGATAACCTGGAGGTGTTCTTTGGTGGTGCGGCTTCAGGAGGTAAATCTGATGCCCTTCTCGACGCGGCTCTCCAGTATGTAGATACTCCAGGTTATGCAGCGCTGCTTCTGAGACGTACGTACGCCGACCTCGCACTACCAGGTGCGTTGATGGACAGGGCACGGGAGTGGTTAGCACCATATACAGGAAGTAACGAGGTTCGATGGATTGATAAAGAGAAGACGTACCTGTTCCCAAGTGGAGCAACAGTAACGTTCGGTTATCTGGAACACGAAGATGATAAATACCGTTACCAGTCTGCAGAGTTCCAGTTTGTCGGTTTTGACGAGCTTACCCAATTTACGGAGACTCAGTACCGCTACTTATTCTCACGTCTTCGTCGTCTAAAGGGATCGAGCATACCAGTAAGAATGAGATCCGCGAGTAACCCAGACGGAACAGGAATCGCCTGGGTACATCAGCGGTTTGTTGTAGAGGGACCAGAGGCTGGTAGAATCTTTATCCCGTCTAAACTGGAAGACAACCCTCACGTCGACCAAGATGAGTACGAACGTGCGTTAGCAGAGCTCGATCCGCTTACTCGTCTCAGGCTGAGACATGGAATCTGGGCTCTGGATACACAGATGGGTCTTTTCAAGCGTCAGTGGTTCACCACTATTCCCGAAGCTGAGCTGCCGATGCAGATGCGTAAGGTGCGCTATTGGGACTTTGCTTCCACTGATCCGAAGAAACAAAAGAAGGTCGGACGTAATCGAACTAAGCCTGACTGGACCGTTGGTCTACTGCTTGGAGAAGCAGGTGGCGTATTCTACATACTAGATGTCGTCCGAGTGCAAGTAGACCCAGAGGCTCTTGAATTCCAGGTACGCAAAACAGCAGAACAAGATGGATACTACGTCCGTATAGGACTTGAACAAGAACCAGGGAGCTCTGGTCAGATCGTTATTGACCACTATAGCCGTACCGTACTTAAAGAGTTCCCAGTTGAGGGAAATAAAGAGTCTGGCTCGAAGGTACTCAGAGCAACACCGATCTCCGCCGCTGCAAAGCAAGGACGGGTTCGGGTAGTACAAGCAGGGTGGAACTCAAAGTTCTTTGATGAGCTCGACGTAGTCCCGTACGGCGAGTATGATGACCAGATGGACGCTCTCAGCGGTGCGCATCGAATGCTGCGCAGTATAGTAACCGCTGGTGCCATACCGATCAGTGTAGGAGAAGGTACGGAGAGTTATTGGCGTTCGGCGTAGTCTATTTACGCCAACTACTTTAAACGAAAGGAGTAGATACCATGCCTAGATTACTACTTACCACCCATACTGTAAGTTCACAAGCCGAATTAGATGTAGATGCAGAGCTCGAAACCATCATATTAGCAGACGGAGCCGAATTTCTTAACAATGGTGTCGAGCGGTTACTGTTTAAGAACGGCTCATTGGCCGCGCGTACGATAACTGTTGTCACTCCCTTCCAGCAGGACGCACTCGATCTTGAAGATCGAGTGTATACAGTTGCTGCTGGGGACACGATTATTGCCGGTCCGTTCTCGCGAGCTGTGTACAGTCAAACCGGCAACAAGGTATATATCAACGTTAGTGGCGAAGACGTTGATGCTGTTGTATTTAAGTAGCAAACTGTAAGGAGGCATAAAATGCAAGTCACGGCGCTACCACTGGTACAAAGACAGAAAGACCAAGAGGACTTCATCGATATCCTTAGTTCAACAGCGAAGGATATCCCAGATGCGTTCTTCTCGTACCTCGACAAGAGTGATTTCTTTTCAGCGCCAGCCTCCACAAAGTATCATGACGCTCAAGAAGGTGGTCTAGTACGACACTCCTTGAAGGTATATGAGACTTTGGCAACTCTAAACTATCACTACCTTTTAGGCTTTTCAGACAGTACTGTAGCTAAAACAGCACTACTCCACGACATCTGCAAGACTGGGATGTACAAGAGAAAGCTGAAAAATACTAAACTAGCTGATGGTAGGTGGGTTAAAACCGAGGTATGGGAAGTACAGGACGAGCTTCCGTTAGGACACGGCGAAAAGTCAGTGATCGTCCTTTTATCCCAAGGTGTCCCACTAACCGAGGAGGAGCAGCTGGCGATTAGATGGCATATGGGAGGGTTCGACGAATCTGCACGAGCTTATGCAGGCAGTCTAGCCCTCAGAAATGCCATGTCCCGTAGTAAGCTTCCTACCGCCCTACACATAGCGGATATGATGAGCGTCTGGTTGAATGGAGCCTAAGGAAGGAGCATGCAATGGCTAACAGCGTAGTAAAGATGAGTAAAGAGCTTAAGCAGGCAATCTCGAAAGAGTTGCAAATTGCTGCTACCGAGATATACACACCTTCCTTCTCCGAGGTTGGACACACAGGCCTTCGTCGGTTTGGAGGTTACGTATATGAGGAGTTTCTACCTCAGCTGCGTTGGCCTCGAGCAGGTAAGATCTACCAAGAGATGTCAACTAACGACCCTGTAGTTGGTGCTGTTCTGTATGTATGTGAGCAATTGATTCGGAATGCGAGCTGGCGCGTCGAATCTACTGGTACGAATCGAGTAGATACCGAAGCGAAAGAGTTCTTAACCAGCTGCATGCACGATATGAGTGCGACCTGGACCGATACAATCGCCGAAGTGTTAACAATGCTTCCGTATGGTTTCTCTTGGCATGAAGAGGTGTACAAGCGTAGAGATGGCGACGTTAGGAACCCGAAACGCAGGAGTAAGTATGCGGACGGTCGTATCGGGTGGAGAAAGATTCCAGGTAGGTCGCAGCATACAATGACAGAGTGGGTATTTGATGATAAGGATGACGGTATCATAGCTATGATACAGGAAGCTGCACCTCATTACCAGAAGACGATTCTACCTCTTGAGAAATCCCTGCTTTTCCGTGCTCGAGTAGAGCACAATAACCCTGAAGGTCGCAGTATGCTAAGAAATGCCTACCGCCCTTGGTACTTCAAGAAACACATCGAAGAGATAGAGGGGATAGGTATTGAACGAGATCTAGCAGGACTACCTGTTATAACACCGCCTGAAGGCGTGGATATCTGGAATCCAAACGATCCAAGAGCCGTTCAAATGAAGGCCGAAGCTGAGAAGATGGTTCGAAACATTCGTAGAGACCAAAATGAGGGCGTTGTAAAGCCCTTTGGTTGGGAACTAGAGCTTCTTAGTACAGGCAGTCGTCGACAGTTTGACACGAACGCAATTATCAACAGATATGATCAGCGCATTGCAATCACTCTTTTAGCTGATCTGATCATGCTCGGTGGCGATAAAGTAGGTAGTTTTGCACTAGCGAACGTGAAAAGAAGCATTTTAGGATCTGCTCTTGAAGCGATCCTAGACACTATAGTAGAGGTATTCAACAGATACGCGATACCAAGACTATTTAAAGTGAATGCTTTCCCGGGACTAAAGGACTATCCGAAGCTTGTAGTAGGAGAGATCTTAACTCCCTCATTAACAGAGCTCGCTAGATACCTGCAAATTCTTTCGGCCTCTCAGATGCCGCTGTTCCCCGATCAAGATCTTGAGAACTATCTCAGATCAATCGCCGGAATGCCCAAACGCGGGCCGGCCTCACAGGCTATGCCATTAGATGGAAACTCTTCTACTGGTACGGGCAGACTAACTGGCGTATCGACAGATGATGCGCGAATCCAAAACCAAGGGTTACCACAGGAGGCGAGATAATGACTAAACAATCCAATCTCTCTCCCGTAGTGAAGATTGATGAGGATCGCAATCTAGTATTTGGCTGGGCCTACGTCTCCTTAACTAAGGCAGGTATGCCTGTTGTTGATCATAGCGGTGAGATGATTGATCCACTAGAACTAGAAGAAGCGGCCTACCTGTTCAATCTTGTCTTTCGAGACAGTGGGGTGATGCATAAAGGAGAAGCTGTAGGTCAGCTTATCGAGTCACTGGTAACAACTCCTGACAAGCTTGAGAAGCTTGGTCTTCCTCCAGGATCACTACCAACCGGCTGGTGGGTAGGGTTCCATATCAAGGACGACAAAGTATTTGCTAAAGTGAAGTCAGGAGAATATCAGGCCTTCTCAATTCAAGGCCAAGCAGCGCGAGAGGAAAGTTAGTCTCAGCTGACTACAAAGTAGTCAAGTTTTATGAGAGGAAAGGAGAGTATTATGAGATTACCAGGAATCAAGTATTTTCCATACCTTAACCTAGGTAGGTTCTTTTTACGGGGATCAGAGGTCACCGCTTCTGCTGCCGCTCTAAACGCCGCAGCTGCAGGGGCCGCACCTACGGCGAACTTAGTGGACATCACCGATGCCGGTGGCTACTACATCGGTATAGAAGTAGAAACCGCACTTCAGGAAGTAGGTGCCAGTCTCGCTGCGATGCCTCCAGGCTCGCTAGCTGTGCTGGAGGGAGGATCAACACACATCCGTGTTGGTCGCGTAGCACTAAATGGAGTTAACCCGACACTGGTTAACTTCCAAGGGGATCAAGTTGCTTTATACTCTGGCACTGTTGCAGCTCCCTGGGATCTAAGAGGGGGTTTGACAATTATCGCAAACGCAGATGGTGCTGGGGCAGAAACTTTGACTATCCCCGATACCTCTGGTAACGCGGTAGGTGGAGCAGGTGGTTTTGGAGATATTAGTGCTCAGGCCGATGATGAGTTCTTTATCAATGTTAATGGTCTCGGTCCACAGCTGGTTTCCTTGACCCTGGCTAGTTGTACTAACGGTGCGAATACTGCCGCAGAGATGCAAACAAAGATTCGTGCTCTTGGTGGTGCTCCCTACAATGCTGTTACAGTCGGTTTTGTAGAAGCTGTCGCTGGTCCACCTCAACTAGGTACATACACAATTATCTCGGCCGCCACTACTGGTACGGGATCAACGATTCGTCTGACTCCGTCAATAGGTGCCGACGTACTAAACGAACTTGGGCTAGCTGCTCCTACCTACACTGATGGTCTCGGTGCTGGTGCGAATAATGCCGCTGTTAGTGCGGCTGAGCTAGCTGATTGGATCAATGCTACTGCCGTCACCTTCACCGCGGGTGCCTTCCCCGCAAATCATATCAGTATCTATGGTACGGTCGTAGGCGGGTCACTTGTAATTGGTAACGGTACAGCCAATGCAACTATTGGTTTTGTTCATACCGATGAGGCCGTTGGTGCAAATGGTCTTGGCTACGTATCAAACATGGCGAACGCGAACTACTTCGTCCAAGCTACCGTAATTCACGGTGTTGCAGCTGAGATTGCACCAATTGCTGTAAATAACAAAACAGCGGGTCAGTTCCAGCTGATCTCTGAGACAGCAGCACGCACCTATAACGTCGACCTGATTATCATCGGACAGATTGCTTAAAGGGGGCATATTAAATGCCTAAGAAACTAACACAGCTTTTAATCGATCGGGTGGACTTAGTAGACAAGGGAGATAATCCCGAAGCTACTATTGCACTATATAAAAGAAAGGAGGAAAGCTCCAACGCTTCAAGTAGTAACTCTGATCAGAAAGGAGATACCAACGTGACTGATGCTATGAAGAAACTCCTCGAGCAAGTTCCCGACGAGCTTCGAGCTAAGTTAGAGAAGCAGATGTCTGCTGAGGAAGAAGCTCGTAGGAAGAAGCAAGCGCAAGAGGAAGAAGAAGAGAAGAAGAGAAAGCAGGCACAGGAAGAGGAAGAAGAAGCTCGTAAGAAGCAAGAAGAGGAAGAGGAAGAAGAGGAAGCTCGCAAGAAGCAAGAGGAAGAGGAAGAGGAAAAGAAAAAGAAGGCTGACCAAAAGCCTGAGGATGACGACGTAATGAAGAAACTTCCTGTAGAGCTTCGCAAGCGTGTGGAAGCTGCAGAAGCGAAGGCAAAGACTGCAGAAGCTCTTGCAAAGAGGCTGCAAGACGAAAGTCGCGAGAAGGAATATATCGCCAAAGCCGCTGCTTTCACTAGCCTGCCGACCACAGCTGATGATCTCGGTCCTATCCTGAAGCGGGTCGCTGATTCCAGCCCCGAAGATTACAAAAAGATCGAGGCAGTGTTAAAAGCTGCGAATGAGCGGATTGCGAAGAACGATCTGCTTACTACGGAACTCGGTCGTGCTGGCAAGATCGATGCCGGCGGAAATGCTTGGCAGAAGGTAGAGACTGCTGCTGCCGAACTGCAGAAG